GTAGATGCTATGGTCACTTCGCAAAACACTTCTTTTTTGTTTGACAGCAGTGTAATGCATACAAATGACGGCAGTGGTCAAGGCTCAAACTCCAATCAATTGACTGTAAACGCTACAAATGGAAGTGGTATCCAGTTAAATACAGGCGGTAGCGAGTATGTCGGAATGCAGACAACAGTTAACACTACACCTCAAGCTGTAACTAGCAGTGGTAATACAGTAGGATATAAAGCATTATTTACTGGCATAGTAAGGGTTTTACAACAGTATGTCATTACTGCAATATTTTTAAAACGTAAAAAGACTGTGAATACTAACCAATGGGAAACAGATGTAGCTAGTGGTACAGGATGGTCAACTGTAACGTTAAATAATGGTGACCAATTAACTATAAATTGGGAGATTAGCGTACAATGAAGGGTATAGTAGATATAAATGTAATTAGAAATGGTAAAATTGTACACGAAGTAAAAAGAAAGAATGCTATTAGCAACTTGACATCAGGTCTTAAATATAAAATTATTAATCATATGGTTGGTGGCACTGGAGGCGGTAATACAGCATCGGCTATTTACTTAGAACCGAATTTTTCTTTTCCCTCTTTTACTTCTAACGAATCTTCTTCTCATGCAGTCGTGGGTCAAAACGGTATCTTTGCAGATGCCCCACAACTTGGAACGTATACTGGTCAGGGAGGCGATACAGAAACAGACGCCTCTCTACTGTTTAAATATAATCAATCTAAAACAGAGTTCACAGCTACCAAGGCAAGATGGAAGGCACAAGCTATATGGCAAAACAGTGACTTTGAGGCAACTATAAGTTCACTTGATGGAACAAGTACTTTTATAACAAATTTTTATCTAGGTAAAAGCTTAAATGCTAGCCTAGACCATTTTGATACACCATTTTCAAGCGTAGTGTTAACAGGTAGCGATAGGGTACAACCTGCACTAAATGATATAATTGATGTTACTTGGACAATAGAAGTTAGTTAATGGCATCTATAACAATAACATCCCCTACTGGTACATCTAATTTTGTTAAAGGTACGACTAATACAATAAGTTGGGGTAAAAGCACTTTATCAGGTACTTGGGGTAACGTTTCAATAGATTTATACAGAGACGGTAGTTATGTTAAGAATATTGTACAGAACTTATCAGGTTCAGTGCAAAGCTATAGTTGGGCTGTACCGTCGAATGATAGTGATATATTTGAAGATAATGGATACCAAATAAGGGTTGTAACATCACATGATGACGATGATGGGGGAGATGGCGGAGGTCTAGATTAATTTGTGCCACAAATTGTATCAGCATTTAGTCCTACATTCA